CAATCACTACAACAAACTGAATGGGATGTTGAGGTGGTGATGAAAAACATTATAGATGAAACTAAAATAATTGGCGCTATAAAAGGAGTTAAAGGTAGTGGCAATAAAATTACTACGTATAAACAAATACCGAAACTAGATGTAGATAGTTGTCTAACACTAAAAAGAACTTAATATGAAACGAATAGTTTGTGTAAACGATAAAAAATTACCTGAAGGAGCTCATGTAGTTGCCGGAGAAGAATACGAAGTAGAAAATGAGTATCATAATGCTCTAGACCAAAAGGTATACATTATCAAAGGGATCAATAATGAAGGGATAACTAAGCTAGGTATGCGGTGGATCGGATATGACGCTACTCGATTTAGAGTCACAGAAGACTCCAAGTCAACTAAAAAAGAATACGAATTTGCACTAAATTAAGATGGGAACAAATTATTATAGAATACCTACAGTCGCTGAGATTGAAGCGAAGAAAGAGAAACTTCAAAAACGAATAGAGGATCTTGACCTTTCTCCAGGAACAATTGAGAGAGGCTTTTGTACTCTAGAAAATAGTGAATCTACCTGGGAATACCATTCTCCCTGGAGTGAGTTTATTGAGGGTACGAATATTCATCTTGGTAAACGCAGCGGTGGCTGGAAATTCTGTTGGAATTTTCATAAGGAGAAGTATTACAAGAATAAAGAAGAACTCTTAGCTTTTATCCGTTCCGGTCGAGTGGTAGACGAATATGGCGACGAACAAGACATAGAAGAGTTTATCGAGATGGCCTTTAATTGGGGAGAACCTGATGGGTTTGTCTACAATCGAGATTATCTTGATCACATGAAAAAAGAGGGTTATCATCGAGACTATGGATACGATCATGAAAAACATTTTGATCTTATAATAGACGGGCTTCGAGTATCGACATCAACTGATTTTTGTTAAGATGGCACACATTAGTTTTCTAGCATATAAATTTACCTCAATTACTGATGATCAGATCACAGTCGGCCTTCTCTATGCAGACGATGAAAACTATGTTACACCATTCATCTCTAATGAGAGGTTAAAGATCTTAAAAAAAGTTGCTCCTCTAAATGTATACAAACATTTTTGTAACTACATAAAGGCTTTGCAAAGAAATAAGATAACGCTAGCTGACCTTAGCTACTTATCTGTATATCAAAATGGATATGTTAAGATTACTGCGCCTGGGCCAACCTCTGCTGATCTTGACCAAGCTAAAACGATGTTTGAGTTACACATAGATAAAAATTACAAAGAAGATGGAAATTAAATTTACAGACACATTTTTTAAATCCTTTAAGAAGATGATCGCTCATGAAAAATGGTATTGGAAGACTTGGGATTTCTTTCGATACGATCTACATAATGGAATTAAAAATATCTTCTTTTTCTGGAAGGTAATCTGGAGATATCGTTCTTGGGACTCTAGTTTTCAAATGAGGATCCTAGCTCGTTCCCTTGAACCGTTGTCACATACTCTAGAATATCATGGTAATGAGGTAGACGAGCCCAGATTAAAAAAAGTAGCCAAAATTAAAAGAGCTATTGAGATCTTAAATCGACAAGCAAATGATGATTATATTAAATTAGCTGAAGAGAAATTAGGATACGATGTAGATCTTACACATAGTATCTTTGGCGATAAATCTGAAAGCGAGGAACCAGCTGAAATTAAAGAAATGAATCGTAAGATTTACGATTTATCCCATGAACTTGAAGAAAAGGAATGGAAAGAACTTTGGAAGATCTTTGAGGGTCAAGAACACTCTCATTATGTGATGTTATTAGACAAAGCAAAAGCTAACAATGTTGACTTACAATCAGAAGATCTTTGGAATAAATGGTTTGATGGTTCTGGAATGAGAGGCTGGTGGGATTAAAAATTAAAAATAAACATATGAAATACTTTTTAAAAAACAATTGGGAATTTTTTGCATTTTTCCTTACCTTTACAATAGCGTCAACCATTGTAATATACACAACTAACAAAAAATCAAAAACGTGTCACTTAACTGTGTTTATTCAAGGTCAGTCACCAATCAATGCTAAGAACGTGAATCACTATAGCAATGGATTTACTTCAATCGATTTATGTAACGGTAAGACCGACGTATATTATAGCGGTAGAATAATTAAAGTAGTAGAAAAATGAAACTCTTAGCCGGTATGTTAGTTATAATATCAGTAAGCGTTATTATCGCAATACTAATCATTAGACTTTCAAGTCAAGTGATAAACGAAGCAGACGAATTAGATAATCAGGAATAAATCATAAATTATGTACACCCCAGCAGAATTAGCAAAAATCGTATTTTTTGACTTAGAAACAGCATCAGAATACGAATCACTAGATCAGTTAGCTCTTAATAAACCAAAAATGGCAGAGCTTTGGTCAAAGCGTTGTGAATATCTTCGTTCCCGATTTGAAGAGAACAGGGACATGACAGACGAGGAGTTATACAAAGCAAAAGCAGCTTTGGCCCCAGAATTTGCTCGAATCGTTTGTGCAACATTTGGTCGAGTAACGTTTATTGGAGAGGATCCAAACGTTATTCTAAAAAGCTATTCTTCAGAACATGAAGATGAAGTCCTAGATGGCATCCAAAAAGTATTTGATAAGTTTGCTTCTCTAAAATTCTCAGGTCACAATATCAAAAGATTTGATATTCCAATGATGTGCAAACGTCTTCTAATTCATGGAAGATCCCTACCTAAAGGATTACAGATTCAAAACCTTAAGCCTTGGGAAATGCCATTTATCGATACTTCTGAGTTATGGAGCTTTGGTGCATGGCAAGAAGGATTCGTTTCCCTTGAATTACTGGTAACGTCAATCGGCCTTGAGACTCCAAAAGGAGACATTAAAGGCGAAGAAGTTAGCCGAGTTTTTTGGCAAGATGGAGATACTAGAAGAATTGCTGAATATTGTCAACGTGATGTTTTTGCAGGAATCCAAACTCTTTTAAAACTTTCAAACCTTTCTGTAGTAGAAGAGTTTGAGACACAGCCATAAATTGGAATCTAAACTAGAATATTTTAAAGACCCAAATTTTGTTTTTGATGAAGTAAGTCACACTTATTCATACTTAAACCCTACGACTGGGAGACCGATCCAGATGTTCCAGTCTGTGACCGGTTTTTTGGGACAGTTTAAAAAGCCATTTGATTCTGAGATAATTGCAGCTAGAGTAGCTAAAAGCCGCGGTACTAGTAAAAGAGTCATTCTTGCTGAATGGAAAGAGATTTCAGATATTGCTCTTAAACTTGGAACAAATGTTCATAAATGGATAGAGGACTATTATAATGGCTTAAATCCTGAAATGCCAACTGATGAGAGAGAACTTGATAGAGTCTATAAGTTCCTATCTCTTTATGATGAAAAGTTACATAAGTTTACACCAGTACATCAAGAGTTTAGAGTATTTTCCAGAAAATGGGGATTGGCCGGAACACTAGATGCTCTATTTAAACTTAACAATAATCGATATGTTGGTGACTGGAAGACAAATAAAAAATTCACCACAGATAACGATAAAGAAGGGAGAAAACAAAAATTGTTATATCCTTTTGATGACATGTGGGATAATTCTTTAAACGGATATTCAATACAGCTAAGCCTATACCGGCTAATGCTTCAAGAGGAATCTGGATATGAGACGCATGGAGGTTTTTTAGTTTGGATAGGACCGAATGAAAAACCGGAGATGCATAAAATAGTAGATCTTAGAGATCGACTATACGATTTTTTGCAAAAAAATAACAATAATATACTATGAGTAACAACCCTAGAGAAATCACCTTTGGATCAGAATCCAGAGACGCTTTAAAAAGAGGCGTAAACAAATTGGCTGATTCAGTAAAAGTAACGCTTGGTCCAAAGGGACGAAACGTTGTACTTGGAAGAAAAAATCAGTATGCTATCACTAAAGACGGTGTTAGCGTTGCTCGCGAAGTTTTCTTAAAGGATCCTGTTGAGAACTTAGGTGCCCAAATGGTAAAACAAGTAGCATCAAATGTTGCATTAGAAGCAGGTGACGGTACAACAACTGCCACTGTTCTTGCGCAAGCAATTCTAAACAAAGGAATCAAACTAATTGAGTCTGGCCATGATCCGATGGAGCTAAAAAGAGGTATTGATGCAGCGACCGAAATCATTAAACAGTATTTGGAAGATACTTCAGTTAAAGTTGATAATATTGAACAGATCAGAAATGTTGCAACCATCTCTGCAAATGGTGATACGACAATTGGTAATATTATCGCTGATGCCATGGATATCGTTGGATTCGACGGAGTCATTACCATTGAAGATAGCCGTACCCATGAAACAAGCATGGAAGTAGTTGAAGGAATGCAATTTGGAAGCGGTTACTTATCTCCATACTTTATCAATCACATGGAAAAGTTTGAAGTTAACTTCAACAATCCATTTATCTTAATCTACAGCGGTAAGATCTCAGGATTAAAAGGGTTAGTCAATGTACTAGATTATACTGCTTCTAAAAAGAAACCTCTTCTAATCATTGCAGATCAACTTGAAGGCGATGCTTTACAAGCTCTAATTATGAATAGAGTTAATGGTTCTCTTGAAGTAGCAGCAGTAAGATCTCCAGGATTTGGTGAACATAAAGTAAACCAATTAAAAGATATTGCAGCCGTTACTGGAGCAGTGTTCTTATCTGAAGACGCTGGACATGATATTACTAACATCAATCCTGAAGCAGTCGAAGATATCTTAGGTCGTTGTGAAAAACTTACAGTTACTCACGATAGCACCGTTTTAGTTAGCGGAAAAAGCGAAGAGGGAGAAGTTGAAAAAAGAATCAATGAGATTAAAGCTCAAATCGAGTTTAAAGACAATGAATCTGAAAAACTTCTTTTAAAAGAGCGCTTATCTAAACTTGAAGGAGGAGTTGCAATCCTTAAGATTGGAGCGTATAGCGAAGTAGAACTTAAAGAGAAAAAAGATCGTTTAGACGATGCATTAAGCGCTACTCGTGCTGCAATCGAAGAGGGTATCCTACCAGGTGGTGGTGTTGCTCTACTTAATGCTAGTATTAAAGTAGGCAGTACTGTTGCTAATTCATCTATGAGTCACGATGAGATCACAGGATTTAATATCTTATTAGAGTCATGTGAAGCTCCACTTTCAGCGATCTTAGCAAATGCTGGAACAAGTTTTGATGTAATCAAAAACAAAATAGTTGAAGCAGCCGATCCTCAATATGGATACGATGCTCGAAACGCTCAATATGTCAATATGATTGACTCAGGAATCATTGACCCTGCAAAAGTTACTCGCTCTGCATTAGAAAATGCAGTTTCAATCGCAGGTTTAATGTTAACAACTGAGTGTACTTTAATGGAGGAACAGTCTGAAACTCAGCCAACTCAATAGGACTGACCGATATTAAAAAGTAAAAGAGATAGGAAACTATCTCTTTTTTTTTGTTTCTGCAAAAACTTTATTAACGTATGTTTGTATAAACTATAAATTAATTCGCAATGACAACTATTGATCAATTCACAACCTTAGGTAAATACAACACAAGTGTTAACCTTACACCAGAAGACAAGAAAGCTGGAGTTAAAATATATTGCCATGAGCCATATGCACAAGAGTTATATGACCTAATGAATAGATACGAAAAGACTGGTGAAGTATCAGCTAAGGATCTACGAGAAAATGGTGTGTATCGAGTACAAGCAAATGCAATATCATTCCAAGATAAAATCATTCATGCTGAGGAGATAACTTCCAAAACGCCAATCATAATTCCTTTTAGAGAATACTCAAAGGATATCGATACTTTATCTAAAGGAGAAGACCGTGAATTCCTAATCATGGTTTACAAATCAACCAAACACGGTGAAAACTATGGTTCTGAAAGAAAAGCATTATCGATCTCGTACAAACAAGAATTATTTGATAATCTTAATGAGAACAAATGGTTTGATGTGACTATCACTAAACTGATCAAAGGTGGATATTTAGCTCTATATAAAAAAGAGATCGAGTGTTTTATTCCAGGATCACATGCCGCAGCAAACGTTGTGCATAATTTTAATGACATGTTAAATAAAACTTTGACTGTGATGGTAGACAACTACGATCAAGCAAACGATTTATTCATTCTTTCATATAAGAAATACGTCACTCACTCAATGCCAACGATGATTGAAAATCTTGATTTCAATAGAGAATATATCGGAACTCTTACTAATAAACCATATGACTTTGGAGTATTCGTTGAAATCGATGGGTATTTTACAGGACTTGTACATCAAACTGAATTTGATGATTATGAGACCATTAAGAAAACTTTAAAAACTGGAGATTCTCTTAGTGTGTATGTAAAAGATATTACATCCAAAGGCGGCCAATTTAGAATAGTTCTTACTCTAAATCCAGAAAGCGTAAATACTGAAAAACTAGCATGGCAAAAACTTAGAGAAAAAACTGAGTCTAGAAGTTTCATGTATGCAGTTGATGCTAAAAAGAATTCCATTTCAATTGATATTGATGGTGAAAATTATGAAGTATCTCTAAAAAGAAAAGATCTTGAAAAGAACTTAAATAGGTTCCCATATGTTAAGGTTTCTAGGGTAGACATCCTAAATAAAAGCTTAAAATTTGAGTTTGTTGAAGACATTGAAAATTAAATTTTCAAAAGATCTCTCACCTAACTTTTGGTCAAGATAAATAATCAAGAACTACACCAGTTCAATCTAGATTAAGAAGGTAATATTAAAAAATTTAACAATTAGCGACGCTGATAGTATTAGCTTCGCTGTCTAAAAAAATAAGTAAGAGTATGGCAAGTTCCCTTTTTAAAGAGAGAATAGAATATAAACCGTTTGAGTACCCAGTATATTACACAGAAGGCTGGTTAAAACAAGCACAAGCCTTTTGGCTACATACTGAGATATCAATGCAAGGAGATATTAAAGACTGGAATGAGAACTTAACCGCTGCTGAGAAAAATCTAGTAGGAAATATTCTTCTTGGTTTTGCCCAAACCGAATGTGCAGTAAGCGATTATTGGACCGGTATGGTAACTAAATGGTTTCCTAAGCATGAGATCAAGCAAATGGCAATGATTTTTGGTTCTCAAGAAACTATTCACGCTACTGCATACTCATATCTTAATGAGACATTAGGTCTAGATGATTTCAAAGGATTTATGCATGAACCTACTATTGCTAATAAATTTGAATTTCTTCTATCTACAGCCAATGATTATACCTATATTGATCTAGCTGAATCATCAGATGCCCGCAGAGATGCGGCAAAGTCTCTTGCTATATTTTCCGCATTCGCTGAAGGAGTATCCCTCTATTCATCCTTTGCTGTCCTTTATTCTTTTCAAATGAGAAACTATTTAAAAGGAATCGGTCAACAGATGAAATGGTCAGTTCGAGACGAATCTCTTCATTCTAAGATGGGATGTCAGTTATTCAGACATATGTGTGAAGAATATCCTGAACTCAAAGAATCTGTTCAATCCCAGGTAGAGGAAGCTGCTGCATTAATGGTAGAGATGGAACTTAAATTCATCGATAAGATGTTTGAAATGGGAGATCTTGAAAATCTTAAAGCTGAGAATTTAAAAGATTTCATCAGAAAAAGAGCAAATGAAAAACTTAATGAATTAGGATATGAATCCGTGTTTCATTATAACGAAGAGTCAGCATCAGCATTAGACTGGTTTTATCACCTTACTGGTGGTCACACTCACACTGATTTCTTTGCAATCAGACCTACTGATTACGCAAAAGCTGGTGAAAATGAAGATTGGGACGAAGACTCATTATTTAGCTAATATGTCAAAATCAACAAAAAATCTTTTTGAAGAGTATTGTGAGCGCGTGCATAGAGCAAGAGTATCGGACTGGCTTATAGTTAGTCCACAACTAGCAGAAAAATTAAATCAAATAACAAAACAAAAAAATGGAAGAAAGAGAAGTGAATCACGGTGAAGCCCTAGGCTGGGAGATCGGCGTGCATTTTCCAGTATGGGCAAATACTGAAGTATATGTTAAAACAGTATCTAAAGGATATTTACTTGATGGTGAAACTCCAAAAGATGCTTATTGGAGAGTATCAACAGCCGTTGCCAAAAGACTTAGAAAACCTGAACTTGCTTCAAAATTCTTTGATTATATGTGGAAAGGATGGCTAAATCTAGCCACTCCAGTATTTTCAAATACTGGAACTGAGAGAGGCCTTCCCATTTCTTGTTTTGGAATAGACGTAGCTGATTCAATTGCAGATATTGGAAACAAGAACCTAGAATTAATGCTTCTTGCTAAACATGGTGGAGGAGTAGGAATCGGGGTAAATCAAGTTCGTCCAGCAGGATCAGTGATTGCTCAAAACGGTACATCTGATGGAGTAGTTCCTTTCTGTAAAATATACGACTCAGCTGTGCTTGCTACCAATCAAGGAAACGTTCGTAGGGGAGCAGCATCAGTAAATATTGATATTGAGCACGGAGATTTTTGGGACTGGTTAGAAATTAGAGAACCTAAAGGAGATATTAATCGCCAGTGTCTAAACCTACACCAGTGTGTTATCGTATCCGATGATTTCATGCAAAAACTTGAGCACGGTGATAAAGAAGCTCGAAGAAGATGGACAGCCGTCTTAAGAAAACGCAAAGCTACTGGCGAGCCATATATCATGTATAAAGGGAACGTTAATCGACAAAGCCCAGAAGCATACAAAAAGAACGGACTTAAAGTATATATGACTAATATCTGTTCTGAGATCACCCTACACACTGATGAGAATCACTCATTTGTTTGTTGTCTATCCTCTTTGAATTTAGCCAAGTATGATGAATGGAAAGACACTGATCTTATCTACACAGCAACGTGGTTCCTAGATGGAGTTCTTGAAGAATTTATTCATAGAGCAAAATACATGAGAGGTTTTGAAAACTCAGTCAGATCTGCAGAAAAAGGTAGAGCTCTTGGACTTGGAGTACTTGGCTGGCATACTTATCTACAAAATAAAAATATCCCATTCGATTCTTTACCTGCTCAATTTGAGACCAGAAAGATCTTTTCTCAATTAAAGATTGAGAGCGAACGAGCAAGTAGAGACATGGCTAGGGAATATGGTGAGCCTCTGTGGTGTGTCGGTACCGGAATGAGAAACACTCATCTACGTGCAATCGCACCTACCGTATCTAATTCTAAACTTTCTGGAAACGTCTCAGCTGGAATCGAACCATGGGCAGCAAACGTATTTACTGAGCAGACTGCAAAAGGTACTTTCATTCGAAAAAATCCATCATTGGAGAGAATTCTTGAAAAACTTGGACATAATACCAAAGAAGTATGGGATCAGATTTTAGCAGATGGCGGGTCAGTTCAAGGATTAGACTTTATGGATAACTATAAAGTAAAATTAGGGGAGATCGGAAATCCAATCACTCTAAATAAGTGGTCAAAGCTTCCAGAAGTAGAGCAAACAAACTACATTCCATTGAAAGATGTCTATCTAACTTTCAAAGAAATCAATCAATTGGAACTAGTTCGTCAAGCAGGATTACGTCAACAATATATTGATCAAGCAGTTTCCCTAAATCTTGCATTCCCTACTGAAGCTGAACCTAAATTTATCAATCAAGTTCATCTAGAAGCTTACCAGTCAGGAATTAAGACTCTTTATTATATGAGAACCGAATCAGTATTACGTGGTGATATCTCAGCCAGAGCAATGACTGATTGTTTAAGTTGCGATGGATAACCCTAAGAAAATAAAATACTAAAGCAGCAAAATACTTTTGCTGCTTTTTTGTTTAGATAAATAATAAAAAATCTATTTTCATGCTTAATTTCAATCAATTTATAAATGAAAGTAAAGATAATGAATTTGAATCTATTGAAAAAGGCGATATTGTTAGATATGCAGCCTCTCGATATAAAGTAAAGAAAGTTAACGATGGTGCAATTGTTCTTGATGGTAAACATGGAGATGTTCGAGTTAATAAAAACATGTGGAACCAACGAAACGGAATCATTATAGAAAAAAATAAAGACTCTAATAAAGATGAAAAATAAACACATTCGTAATTATTCTGAGTTTTTAGTAGAACAGGATATGGGAATGGCACCTATGCCGGGAGTACCGCCTGCACCTGGTGCCCCAGGAGCTAAGAAACCAGTAGAATATAAATTCTTATTCATGACTGGATCTGAGGACGCAGGAAACGGTCGACGTAAATATCCAGATGGAAGTATTGTAATTGAGTATCCGTGTTATTCAATAAATGCAGAGAATCTAAAAACATGGATTCAGGAAAATATCCTAAGTTCAGATAAAAACAATCTAAATAAACCTGAACTTGAAGTTCGTCAAAAAAGTTTAGAAGATATTGTTAAAGGTGATCGTATAAACATCTCAACAGATGATCAACCATTTATTGAGAAACTAAAAAATGCAGCTGCTGCTAATCTTGTAGCTAAACAATTACCTGATGTTACTGTCGTATTTTCAAACGGTGTCCCTACAACAGAAGATATTGACGTAACTTTCATAAAACACAAAAAGTAAAATGATTAAGTCATTTATTGAATTTATAAACGAGAATATGGATCAAAAGTCTCAATTCATCAAAGACCTTTCTCAAGTCCTAATTGAGAAATTACGTACTTCATCACTAGGTGAGAGTACAGATTACGCTATTTTTTCTGGGATGGAATTTATTGATCCTTTTACGTTTGATTTAATTTTAAACGTTCGACGAGATAATTCACCAAATTTAGAAGAAGACAGTCATTTTAATGGATTGCCTTGGGAAAAAATAAACTTTGACCATTTAGGATATTGCATTGATGCCAATACTAAAATGAACAAATCAAAGGTAAAAGTACCAAAAATTATACTTCATATCATACTAAATCCAAAGGATGAGCCGATTCTATATAGCAAATTATATTATAGATTGATAGATATACTTACTCATGAGACTAATCATCTAGATCAGCTCGGCATGAATCGAACTCCCTTTAATTCTCATGTGAGTGATAAGATGGAGAGAAATAATGCTAAGAAGAGTTATAAGTATTTTCTATTAGGCGATGAAATAGAATCAATGGTCGAAGGAATGTATGCCAGCTCACAAGCTCAAAATATTCCAATAGATCAAGTATTTGATGGGTACCTAATTCCATTTATCCAATCTGGTTATATTACACAGGATGAATATCATCATGTAATGGAAATATGGGTCACTCGAGCATTAGAACTTTACCCAGATGCTACTTTTTCAACTAAAGTGAGTCATATTGTTAACTCAATCTAAGAACCAATTCATAATATTTAGTAAAATACTATAAAAAGTATTAAATATGAACGATTTTGAAAAACTAAAAGAAGAAATTGCATCTGCTCAAGCTGCAATCTTTGATCCGATCATTTCTCTTGTTTCAGCTGCAGAAGACGATGCTGATAAGTATTATGGAAAAGGCGTAAAAAGCGCTGGAAACAGACTTAAAAAGAAGATGCAAGAGATCAGAAAAGCTATTAAACATCCAATTGTTAAAGCTGAGATGACTAAAATTCAAGAAGGAGCAAAGAATCTTCGCCAAACTTTGACTGACGAAATCTCAGCAAAATAAGAATTACTCTCAAATATTAAATTATGAAAAATGCCTCTTTTTGAGGCATTTTTTTTGTTTTCTTAAAACTTTTACCAAATCACTAGTACAAGAATATAAAAATAACAACAAAAATTATGACAGATTTTTTTGATTTACCAGAAGAGAGCTTTTCAAAGAAACCTCAAGCTGGTGGCGGTAAAAAAGTAGATCCGAACGTTTATGATCCGGATCCAAATGCGCACAACGGTTCGTATAAGTCGGTTTTCCGATTCATTCCGTATGTGTTTGACAAAACAAAGAGCAAGTACACAAAGTACACTGCTAAATTTTGGAATCCTTTAACTAAGGAATCCCTAATCATCGACTGTCCATCGAATGTTGAAAAACCTTCAATCTTATGGACAATGGAATCAGTTTTAAGATCTTTGAAAAAAGAGGAACCTGAGATCGTTGAGGAAATCAGTAAAAACTTCTCAAGATGGAGCACTAACCACTCAGCAGTTTATATTAAGAAGGATCCACAAAGACCCGATCTTGAAGGAACAATTAAGATTTTTAAGTTTAGAAATCAGATCGGAATGCTTATTGACCAGTTAGTTAATCCTGAAGAACTTGATGGATTCTCAACTAGTAAAAAAGTAAATCCTTATCACTTACTTGAAGGGAAAGATCTTCTTTGTGTAGTCGGTAAAAAGACTAAAGATTTTAGAGACTGGTCTAAGTGTAAATTCATGGATGAGGTTACTCCATTAGTATTTAAAATCGGTGACACTCAAGTACAAGTTAAGAATGATGAAAAATCAGTTAAGCTTGTTACTGAGTTTATGACTAAGAATACTCCAAAAATGGATGAGTATTTCCACCAAGAATGGACAGAAGAAACTTTCTCTAAAGTAGCTGAAGCGATTATCGCAGCAGTTCCTCAAAGAGAAGTTCTTGAGATGATTCTTGAAAGAAGTAAAGATACTAAAATGAATGAATTAATTCGTTCTAAAATGAAACCTGGAAAATCAAATGCACCTAAAGCTAGTGTAAATGATGATCTAGAATTCTCAAGTACTTCTTCTGAATCTCCATTTAAAGATGAAGACTCTCAATCAACTGAGCAAGTTGCTTCAGCTGATTCCGATGATGAATACGATTCATTATTCTCAAATCTTTAAAATAATTCAAAGTAATTATGGAAGAAAATAAAGAAGCTCAAGTGTCTCTTGAAAAAGAGACACTTCAATCAGGTGAACAGACTCCACAGAATATCTTGTTTGGAACAATCACATATGCTGATGATACAGCATACGAAGAGTTTATAACTAATATGAATATTAGTCAAGCTCTATTTGTTTTAATCGCATCAGCTAATTATTCTCAATCGAAAGGTGCTTTCAATCTATTAGAATCTGAAACCCTTTCTGCTGCAATTCGATCCATTCGTAAGACTGGTGAAAAAAATGAAGCTGCTGATAAAAAATAAAAAATTAACATGGACTTAATTATAGACGGAAACGCTTTTATTAATGTCGCAATAAGCGTCACTAAGTCCTTATCTGCAAAGGATAAGAGAACTGGTGATGCTTATTATGTTAACGATTTATTTAATGATGATGGATTCATGTTAAAAGATCACGTAAGAGTAACATTTAGAAATTTTTGTTTTACTTATTTGAATTCTTTAATTGCGCCAATTTCGTCTCATCCTGAAAGAGTCCACATCGTTTTTGATTCAGCAAGTTGGAGAAAAGAGTATACTAATGAATTCTTTAAGAATTCAGACTTTAAGACTACTTCTGCTCCTACTGAGTTTAAATACAAAGGAACTCGTAAATACGATGACCATCAATACCTTTTCTTTGATTATTTTCAAAATGTTATCATGGCACCACTAGTTGCCAGAGCAGGAATAAATCAATATAAGTTTAAAGGCACTGAAGGTGACGACATCATTGCATATCTATGTGACGTTTTAAAATGCGACATCTTGATTTATACAGTAGATCAAGACATTAAACAGACTACTGGGATCACCGATAAAAATGTTCTTGTAATCACGCCTAAACAAATGGCTAAAACTAAAAGACTTTTTGTCCCATCTCAGCTAATCCCTACCGCTGCTAATGAAGAAGTAGATAACTTCTTTTCATTAAGTGACGATCATATTACTGGAGCAACAATCGAAAAAACTATCTCTAATCTTCTTAATAAAGATTATGTAGAACATAAAGTAGATTTTGTGGAAGAAGTATTAAGTAAGATATTATTAGGCGATAAGTCAGATAATATTCCAAAGATCACTAGTGTTTCTCCAGCAAAAGCCAAAAAAGTAATTACTTCAGTTCATGAAAAGTTTGGAGACACAATCATCTCTCAGATCGATGACCTGAATGAAGAGGTAATTTCAAATATCGTTTCAGAGATTCAAGTTGTCAATAAGATTAAGGATCAAGATAAAATAGATGAGATCAGAGAACACTTATTATTTAATATTAAGTTAACTCGTCTATCGATTAAGGTGTTTCCAGATGAGATCAGAGAAGCCCTAGTTAATTTCTTCGATGAATATCAAATGACAAATTACAATTCTAGGGAATTTGCAAACTTAAAAAATAATTTATCATCACTATGAAGCCTCTATACGAAAGAGTATTAGTCAAACCTAAAAATAAGGAGACTAGAACAAAACAAGGAATCATGCTTCCTGAAAAAGCAGTTAAGAAACCAAATATTGGTGTCGTAGTTAATTGCGGAGACGGAACCAAGAATAACGAAATGGTCGTTAAACCAGGAGATCAAATCCTTTTTAACCGTTATGCTGGATTAGAGCTAATATATAAAGGAGAAAAACATTATGTCATTATGGCAAATGAAATTATCGGGATCTTAGATGATCCTAATGATATTTCTCTTGAAGAATTTGAATAAAACAAAAGAGGAGCATTTAGCTCCTCTTTTTTATTTTATATCAGTTGATTCTAATAGCGTATAGCTAAACTTATTTCCATGAATCTTAGCAGCCTTTTTACAAATAGCTACGAATGCATCAAAATCTTTTACTCTTTTAAATACTTGACATCCTTCTGACCAGTTTTCAACCCACGTAGAATCTTGGCCAGCTTTATGGATATTAATACCAAACATTCCAGTATCAGTCGTATTTTCTTCAAACACTAGATCTTTATTAGCATCTCGCCAAACAGTAACGTTTCCATTTCTTTGACATAACGCGTCGTATTTTCCTTGATGTTTATCAATTGACCATATTCTACGATATTGTCCAGGTACTAATCTTGCAACTCCATTTTTATTATGGAATTGTTGAACTCCTTTTTTACCAGGATCACAAGTAGCATTCCAACAATAATATTGCCAAGTTCCCTTCTCATCTTTAAATGAGATCGTTAAGAAATCATCAAATACATTAGTCACTTTCTTATATACTGCAGGTGAGCAATTTCTCACACCAACAATATTAACATCATATGATTTGTTAGCATCATCTTCGAACCAAACGTATCCTTTTGATTTTACTGCATTTTCAATCTGTTCCCTAGTATAACTCATAAACTTTGTTTTTTATTATTTATAACAAAAAAAGAGACCCGAAAGTCTCTTTTTTGTATTCTATCTTTTTTATTAGAAGCTTGGGATGAATCCGGTAGCATCTGAACTTAACGTTCCTCCGACTCTTGTAATAGTGATTCGGTTGATGAATTTTTGGATTCCTCTTGGGAAGTCTACTCGAATATCGATGATTGCTGCGTTAGCAGAAATTACTTCGTTCGTATTGTTTGAAGTATCGAATATCACCTCGTAAGTAGAGATTCCTTTTGCGTTAACTACCGCATTTAAGTAATTCTCAACGATTGTTCTTACTCTTAGTCTTGTGATCTCATCATTGAAGTCAAACAAGAAGTTGAATAAGATCTTCTCAATATCTCTCTCGATAGTAGATAAGTTATCTCTAACGTGAGCGTTATTAAGTGCTGAATTAATTCTTTGATATGCAGTATTGTTAGAGAATAGGATAATTCCAAATCCTCGACGCTTAACCGTTAAGTTAAATCCTACTGGCTCTAAGAAATCTCTGTCTTCATCTGTAAGATCATATTCTAATCCTACGATTTCTGGATCATTAAGAGCTCCACGTTTTCCACCAGCTACGATCAAGAATGGAGTACCATTTTTGAATTTTCTAACATATAAGTTAGAGATGTATGCTGCTTGTGGAACCGAAATATTCTTGCTTCCGCTTCTTACGATTAAGTTAGGGAAGTGATAAGAAGCATAAGAAGATAATGGAACTCCTTTAACATCCTCTTCAGCAAACTTATAAAGGAAGCTTGGATTCAATGTAGTGTTTCCTCCTTGTGCAATCAATTGAGTCGAAACTAATCGATTAGTCGTATCAATAAAGCTCGGATCAACTGATTTTTCAAATTGTTGCATTGATGGAGCATTTAAGAGTGCCATTGCTTGACCATTAACTGCTGCTATTTTTGCAAGTTGATATTTAGAAGAAGCAGATATCGTACCTGAATAAGAATCGACAACATATCTAAAGTCAATTAATTCTCCATTTGAAAGAGCTTGTGGGATTAAAGTATCAGTGAACAGATAATCTAAGATTCCACCAGTTCCTTCTAATCGATCTGCTGTTCCATCCGGTAAAACTTCGTTTCTAATCTTAAATGCTGCTAATTTTTGACCTTTTAAGCTAGTCACGAAATTAGGAATTCCAACATAAACTTTGATTTCATTTCCAGCAACATCCAATCCAATTACTTCTTCTACTGAAGGAGCCATTGTTGTAACTTTAATAGTATTTGGAGCAGTCAATGCATCTGGTGTAAATACCGATACTATTTTTAATACTCTTGATCTACCATCAGTTGTATTTGCTTTAATATAATTATTTGGTTTAATATATTTGTTAACCAAAGCTTTATTTGGTGCAGTAATCGCTCCGTCTAATTCAAGAGTCAATACGTTAGGTTGAGCGATTGAATAGCTAGCAAATATTGCAGTATCAGTCAAATCAAATGTGTGACTAAAATTATCACCATCTGCTAAGTTAACTTTAAAGTAATCTGTACCAGAGAAATTATAAGTATTAGCATTAACTTGAGAAGTCAATGATATTCCAGAATATACCTCAATTTTAATGTATTTAAGAGAACTTACAGTTAAGTTATCAATTACTTTCAAGTAGCGAACAGGATCGATTCCATTTAAACTCGTATCTCCAGTTTTTAAGAAACCTTTTGTATAAGCTTCATACAATTTACTTCCTTCCATTGCAACAACGTAATCCGTTGTAGCATTGATAATATACGTATCGCCATTCGCTACTCCAGTACCTAATAAAAAGGCAGATTCTAATTTAGTACTATCAATTTCAAAAATAAGTTCAGCATCAACTGGTCTAGCATAACTTAGAGTATCAATTAATGGAGTAGGATCAACTGTTGGATTATCATAAGTAATTGAATCAATTGTGATAAGTTCAAGAGTTCCTCCACCGTCAATTGTAACAGTGTCTCCTACATTATATCCAGTACCAGCATCATTTATTGTAATAGTTGCAATTCCACCGACTCCGTCATCAACGATATCAACCGTTAGTCCAGTACCTGAACCAGTAACAGTAGTCGTAGTTACAGCGGTAGCAGTAGTATAACCAGTACCTAAACCGTCTGGTGTAAATGTATCAACTCCACCGATATAAAGATTATCAAAACCTCCATTATCAGCATAGTAAGCTAATTCATCAATTCCATGACCAATTATATCAACTCTATGCGTGTGAACGTCAGTATCTGTAAAATTATCTTCAGTAAAATCAATTAAATCCAATTTCTCAGTATCAAGTGCACAAAGTAATCCAGTTGTTGGGAATGCTCTGTTTACTAATCTATCGATTGAAACAGTAACACCACTCTGATCTCTAAAATCAGGGATTAAACATCCAATTGTTCTGTTAATCACTTTAATTTCTCTCAAAGCAAAGAAATTTGCTGAGTTTGAACTTTTTAAACCGACTGTATCAAAGTAAGCTTTATAGATAGGATCATTTGAAAGTTTTAAATAGTTTGTCCAGTCACCGCTAACTACGATTACCTCAACGAAATAGTCAGAGATAAAGTCATCCTGATGAACAAATGTTGGAAATTCAACAGTTCCTCCGCCTACGTTAGCATACCATTCCTTTGCCGTAACATCAAATCCAGAAACGTTTGCTTTTCTCACCCATACTGTCATGTTTGACTGTCCTAAGTTTGCAAATGAAAGAACTTTATTTGATTCAGAAGTAGTTATACCGAATCCACCAGGAGTAGTAATATAATCATCTCCCAATGCTAAGTTTTTAGATTTATTTAGTTTAACTGCGTCTGCAAACCATAATCTCTGACGATTAAAGAATTCGACGATTGGATAATCATATCCAGGTGCATTGTTATTTGCAGCAGATTCAGTATTAAATGTAGTGAATGCAGCCTTGTCTAAATTATCCTGTGGTACAGTAATATCAGTATCTAAAGGCAATACGTTCATTGCAAATACTGGTCCTTCTCTTAGAGCAACCTCAATTGTTCTATGGAAGTAACTTCCTGCTTTTTCTAATTTTGGATCAATTTCGCCAAATACCGCTCTTAGAGTTCTAATGTCGTTAATCAATACAACTGTATTGAATGGACCTACTCTACTCGACCCCACGATCAAACGACCAGTAGTAAGAGGTAAAACAACGTTCTCACTAGCATCGATCTCAACTGTGTAAACACCACTAGACTTGTAATTATTTAAGTTTATCCTTGGTTCAGCCATCTCTGTGTAGATATTTTTAATTATTTATCTTAAATCGTATCAATAAATCTAAAAAAATTGAAAAATTAAGATCCTCGATCAGATTTACAGTATAAGATATAAAAATACAGTAAGAATGGCAAATATCGATAATGCTTGTGCCGATCTTAAGATCGAAGATCTATATTCAAAAAGTACTGATACTCTAGGAGACATTATGGCTCTCCAAAAGGACACTCAGAATCACGTATATGGATGGAATTTTGACAACATGACTCTTCGTGAGATCATGTCATTTTGGCATGCAAACACTCATGCAATGGTTGATGAGATTCATGAAGCAACTGACGCTTTGGGTGGAATCAAAGACGGTAGCGGAAACGCTATTTGGAAATACTGGAAGAAGGACTTTGAGAAGTATAGCTTCATGAAATTTTCAGACCTTTCTGAAAGCGATCAACTTGAAGCAAAATTTGAGATTATTGATATGCTTCATTTTTTCATGAATTATGCGATCTCAATAGGCATGACTCCACAAGAAATGTACAACATGTATATGTCAAAGAATGCGGAAAATCGCGAAAGACAGAAAAGAGGATATTAAAAAAAGTATAATAACTATGGATCCATTACAAAGTGGCGGTCAAGCTCAACCGCAATTAAACATCAATTTAGCAGATGCTCCATACATGGAATGTGAAGAGTGCAAAGGAATGGTGTTTGAAGAAAAAATGATGATTAAAAAAGTATCTAAGTTTATGACTGGGGCGGAACACGATTCAATTGCTCCGATTCCAGTAATTGCTTGTGCTAAATGTGGTCATGTAAACGAACTATTTAAACCGAAAGTATGATAATTGGTGCAGAAGTACTTAATGACAATGTATTAACTATCTCATATTATAATGAGAATGGAAAGATCGAGTTTATTCGTAAAAGATTAGCTGATCATGAAATGTATAATTGGGTAGAATCTCAAACTCCTACTGCCACCAAAAACTGGAATGGTAAATACGTAAAGCGAGGTAATAGTCAAGGTCAATACATGAATCAGTTTAGAGTTCAAGAATTAATTCAAGAAAAATTAACTGCTGAAGAACTTGAAAAGGTGTATAACTTTGATAACTTTCCTAAGAAAACATATCTCGATATTGAGATTAAATTGATTGATGACTCTTTCCCAGAACCAGAAAAAGCCAGAATGCCAGTCGGTCTAATCTCTTTTTGTAATGAGGACAACGTCACATACATTCTTTCAATATTAAATACTGAGGATCAACCTGATGGACTTACTCCAGAACAGATCGTTCAAATGGAAAAAGAGGTTAATGAATACTTTAGAAAGACTGTCCCTAAGAAACCAGAAGATGCACGTCTTTTTAATCAAGACTTTAAGATAAAATACAAGTTCTTTAAGAGTGAAGATGAACTTATGGAATTCTACTTCCACAAAATCATGCCCCACTTTAACTTTGTGACTGGTTGGAACGTAACTGAATTCGACTGGAAGTATCTAATGAATAGAGGTAAGAACCTAAAGATCGATATGATGCAAAATATGCCAACTCGATCTACTGTATCTAAAGTCAAGATTCCTACTCACTTGGGCGTTCTAGATTACATGCAAGTATTTGAGAAAATGAAGCCATATAAAGTTGTAGAAAACTATAAACTTGATTACATCGCAGATCTTGTCCTAGGTACAGCTAAGCTTCATCACGATTATTCGTCATTTATGGAATTTCAAAAAGATACTTATCTTTTCACCATGTATAACGTGATTGACGTTATTCTTGTAAAACTAATAGAGGATAAACTTGCCTTAATGGATGTCGCTTTTGCAATGGCAAACGTCGCTCAAGTAGAAGTAAACAAAGTATTTAGTCCAGTATACATTGCTGAGATCTTAATATGTCGTGAATTCTTAAACAAGAACATGAAGATGATGAAGCTTCCTTGGGGAGAAGAAGTCGTTGACGGAACTTATGCTGGAGCCTACGTGAAGGACCCTATTCCAGGATATTATGGAGCTGTTGCATGTTATGACTTCTCATCGATGTATCCAAACATACAAATCCAATTTAATATTTCACCAGATACTTATCTTGGAAAGATTGATAAAGTCAAACGTGACGGTACTGAAATCCACACTAAAAACGATACAGTATTTTCAAGTAAGACAGATTCAGTAGCTCGAACGATCCTTACTAGATTATATGATGAACGTATCAAGACACAAGGTGAAATCAAACAATTAAAAAACTCAAAATAACCAAATAATATGAACACAGCACAAGATTTTGTAAATTGGCTAGAAGGATTTCTAGATGCATGTAAAAATTCTCCGACTCCTCAACAAATTAAGGAAGTTCGAAAAAAGATCTCAGCTTTGCCTAAAAGTAAAGTTGCAATCAATAGATCTACTGGAGAAATGTATAATCCTTTGTGGAGCAAGTCAGTAGATCCTATTCCAGTAGATCACTTTTCAACAATTACGCTAGTCCAACCAGGATCAGACATTCCAAATAACGGACCACTAGATGAAGAATTTCTTAAAGCGATTGAGGACAATAAGACTGCCTCAACTATGGAAGAGCTTAACTCTTAAAAAAAATCCTGATCAAATGCAATTTGACGAAAATAAACTAATCTCCTTAATGGAGAATTTCTCTGGAGCAAAATTCCAGTGGATCAAAACAAATCGACCAGAATTACTAGGAAAAGTAGTTACTTGTAGAAACATTGAACCTAGGGGAAACCGGTTTTTCGCATTGTTTGATGATGGATCAAGCATAGATACTTCTCAATTAAATACAAGCTTATTAATGATACATGGAGACATGCAACCGTTAAGCAAAGCAGAGGTTGAATCTATTTCTGGGCCAAAGAGACCTTTGACTCCTCCACCAGTTGCCGCTCCAGTCGGCACAAACGGTCCTTCTTCAGGACCAATTGGTCAACCTAATCCGATTCAGCCTGCTCCAATTCAACAACCAGTTGCCGCTAACATGTTTGAAATGTTTAATTCTGAGGAGAGAAGTATCGACTTACAAATCTCAATCAGCTTACCTGAACAGGACTTTCTACGAATGATGTATTCAAATGCAAAAGACAAAGATAAGTTTCTTAGCGAGTTATCTGATTATGTTTTTAGAGCGATAAATAAAACAGTAGTGCAGTCTTCTATTTCATCAATGGTTGTTCCACAACAATCTAAACCAAAAAGAACTGGCCCTACTGTAAATATTACTGAGATACATGAAGAATGATCAATTTAATTCAAAAGAAGAATATTCAGACGATAAATTTAAAGTCTTAAGTTTTACTGGAGATAAAGGAAGTTTCAAAAGAATTTCATCATCAAAGGAGGCAATTTGTTTGCTTCCTTTTGACGTTAATGAAAACAACCAAATAAAAAACGTATATCTTGCAAAATATCACGATTATGTTTTAAATGGTGAAAACAAGAGATGCATCACTACTTCCCTTGAGCCAGATGAATTTAATACGTACCATGAGTCTCTTTCAGACTGTATTGATTCTGAATTGGGTTTATCTGATATTGACGTAAATGATATTTTTTATTTAGGTCAGATCCAACATACTGTTCCTTTTACAAAGACATATAAGTGCTATGCAATCAACCTAACTAATTATAGCGAGGATCCTTCTGGATTTACTCCAAAATTACTTGATCCTGACTCTAAATTACATTCAATCGATAAGGTAAGATTCAGTCGAGTTATGAGAGGAGAGATCTGCGACACCCTGACTCTTTCGTGTTCTATTTTATTACTTTCTTACATCTCAGAGTAGAACTTTTACCTTTTCTCTAGTAGAATATATTAAAAATACATAATTATGGCAAAGTCAACAAATGACGCAATTAATGCTTTTAATAAATTCAACGACCTTCTAGAGAAGAAAGTAAAATCGAAAGTCACCCTAATGGGCTTCTCTGACATCGACGATTATATTCCGACTGGAAATTATCTCTTAAATGCACAGATCTCAGGTTCAGTATTCGGTGGCTATCCAAATACTCGAAGCATCGGAATCGCTGGAGATTCAGGTGCAGGTAAAACCTTCCTATGTTTAAATGCAGTTAGAGAGCTTCAAAAGAAAGACTATTTTGTTTTCTATATTGATACCGAAGGTGCAATCGACCGATCCGATTATACTAAATTTGGCGTAGACCTAGAAAAATTAAAATACCTTCGTATGGGTCTAATCAGTGACGTTAAATTCTTTATCAATGATTTTATTGAAACTATGAGAGAGAATCCAGGATTGAAAGCTGCAATCTTTGTAGACTCAGTTGGGATGCTCGATACAGATAAAAGTAAGAGAGATATGGATGCCGGTAAAAACGCATCTGATATGGGACTTCGTTCTAAAGAGATGAGATCCTTATTTAAGTCGTTTACTCTTGAACTTTCTAATCTAAAGGTTCCATTTATCTTTACTAACCATACATATGCTTCAATGGACCAGTACACTCCAAAAGGAATGTCTGGTGGAGGTGGTCCCGAGTTCTCAGCTTCAATCATCTTAATGTTGAGCAAAGGAACTTTAAGAGATGAGGCTAAGACTACGACTGGAATTATCGTTCGTTCTAAGACTAGAAAAAATCGTCTCGCTAAACCAATCGATATCGAATTCCATATCTCATTCCATAAAGGTATGAATCAATATGTTGGGCTTGAGCAATTTGTCAATTGGGAAAATTGTGGAGTAGGCCGAGGAAATAAGTTGACTGAAAAAGAATTTTCAAAATTAAAACCAGACGAACAATCTCTCTGTTCAGAATTTGAAGTAGACGGTGAAAAATTCTATTTTCTACCTAAGAAGCTTGGAAAGAATTATGTTATCCGACATAACGGTGATCTTGTACCAATCAAAGAATTCTTCTCAGCTAGGCTCTTTACTCAAGAAGTATTAGTAGAACTTGATGAGAATGTAATCAAACCAACATTTAAGTTCCCAGAAACACAAGACGAGATCGATCTGTTAGAGACTAGTGAACTTAATGATCTAAACGATGATGACGATGAATCTACGTTCTGATTTACCAATAAAGTATTATCTGAACCTATACAATGAGGAGGGATTGAGCGACGAGTTCACCCTCCTTTTTGAGATATTACAGTACATAATACGCGTGGCTAACGCCAAGGAGAAGAGTTTAGAGCTCAAAAACATAAAATTTTCATCAAAATCTTTAAAGTATGTATTTGGAGATAGGATCAAAGATGAAACTTTTAAAACAAACTTAGTTAAATCATTAAAGCAGATGATTAACAACGAATATCTTACAACGGAAGGCGACTTCATCTATTTTACAAAAAAAGGAATAACTTATTTTTATCTAACGAATGATTGATTTTACAGAAAATATTGACTCTCTTGAAAAGATGGTTTGGAATTTTATTCTAAATTCCGAAAATGACATTAATGACCTACGTCCATCTAATCATGATTCACTGAGAAGAGAGGAATTAATCACAATGATAAAACCGAGTTATTTCAATGAAGATGACCGACAAGAATCATTTAAAGTTGCTTTGAAATTCTTTAAAGAATATGAGAAGATTCCAAATAAAAAAGAATTACGAAGCTATTTAGATCTTGCTCACATCAATATTGATGAAGAAGAATTCATTGAGTTATATGCTTTTAACTTAAGCGAATACAACTACGACTATCTTTACAAATACGTCAGATCATTTATTCTCCTAAGAAATCTGAACCTGACCGTATTTGATTTAATGACTTATCTAAAAACTACTCCAATCGATCCAGGAAATATCGATAAGATTTCTGAAAAGATTAGGAACGATATTAGTAATAAGTTAGCATTAAATTTTTCAAGTGTAGACAGTGGACTTAACTTCTTTAATCCGGAAGCCCATATCCAAATCTCCAAGACAGGTAGTCCAACTGGTTTTCCTTTCCTAGATAAAGTTCAAGGTGGAGGTTGGAACTCAAAAGCATTAGTTGTTTTTCAAGGTCGACCTAAAGTAGGTAAATCAATGGTTCTTGGAAATATCGCAGCTCGTTCTTTCTTAACTGGTAATGCGACTGGTTTGGTGACAGTTGAACTTGCAGATCGTTCCTACATGAAAAGAATCGGATCAAATATTCTAAGTATTAAGTCCGAAGATTACTCTCGAATAACTGATGAGGCTGCTGCTCGATTAATTCAAGACAAGATTCAAGAACTTAAAGATAGTGGTCGAACTATAGGCGAGCTTGTAATCAAGGAATTCCCAACCGGTGGAGCTACTGCAATTGATATTGAAAACTACTTTGTTCGATTAGAGCAAAAGATGAATAAAAAATTCAAAGTAATAGTAGTTGATTACTTGAATCTACTTAAACCCATTAACACTCAAAACGGATTATACGAAAAGATCAAGGCAATCTCTGAAGAACTTAGAGGAGTTGCAATGAGAAATGAATGGTGTATCATAAGTGCCACTCAAATCCGTCGAGAAGATATCGATAATTTTGACTTGGGAATGGATTCAGTTGCAGAATCATTTGGTTTGATTCATACAGTCGATGCACTGTTTGGTCTGATGAGAAGTCCACTAGAGAGCAGAATGAAAATTAAAGTGATTGCTAATCGTGATAATGGATATGAGGAAAGTTACAAGTTTTACACCATGCACAAGGATTACTTTAGACTGACTGAGGAAGTTGGTCCAAATAGTGAGTTCTATAGTGATGACGAGGAGGTAAGTAGAATGGCAGATGAATTAAGATCAGAATATTCTGAAATAAATAATTCTCCCGAAATAACTACAGTTGATGCTATAATTGAAGATGACTACGACGCTCTCTTCAATTCAATATAAAATAATGTTTATGAATGAGCAACGAAGATTTAACCGAAGATTTACCAGATGATAACATAAGGGAAGATAAAATATTCAACAATAGTTATTACAACGGTGATAAATTAAAGGATTCAGAAGAGTATGAATTCTCAAAAAAAATATCCGTGTCTAGTGATTATTCGGATAACTATCTAAAGGATTTGTACGATTATGAAGAGCAGTTAGAAGCACGATTCATATTAGACATAATCTTTGAATTTTTGCAAAAAGATGAAGTTCTTAGTCGATATACGATTGAACTCACAGAAGATCCATCTATATCTAAAATAAAATTCTCTAAGGAGGACATTAATCTCATCTTTAATAGAGTACATGAAAACCTAGATCTAGCTAGTCATAACATATCGTTCTATAGCCCAATCTATATTCTTGAAGCAATCTCATCAATTTCATCAATGGAATACAAAAAGATCTTTGATTCGCTTGATACTGAAATTCAAGAAGTACTCATCCTTGAACTGAACAAAAAGTATAAATTCCTAGAAGGAAAAATGCACAAAAAAAGAATACACTAATGGTTTGGATTAAATTAACACACACTACTGGATCAGTCTACCTTAATCTTGAACAAGTATACCGATTTGAGGAGACCTCATCAACTGAAGTAACTTTCTATGATGCTAATTCAATATTGCCTACCACTTATGCTTTTGCAACTGCATCTGCACTTAAAGTGTTTATGGCAAAACTTACGAATATTTCAAAAGTAATAGATATTGATCAGTTAGCAACACAAGGATGAAATTAGAGAATATTAAACGAGTATTTGTATTAGGCGATCTTCACCTAGGCATACGAAACAATTCGGTCGAATGGTCCGATATTCAAAGCAACTTTCTAATAAACTATTTTCTTAAAAAGATTGAGGACGAAGGATTTGATCCAGAGACCGATATCCTTGTACAAGTCGGGGATTGGAATCATGTTAGAGAATCAACAAATACTCGAATCTATAAACTCTCCTTAAAGATAGCTGAAGAGATCACTCGTAAGTTTAAAAGAGGCGTCTTCGTGATCCTAGGTAATCATGACGTATATTATAAAGATCGAACCGACACTCACTCTCTAGAGGGCTTTGATAAGATGTATAAGAACTTTCATATTTATGAAAAACCTGAGATACTATCGATAAATTCTCACAAGTTCCTAATGTTACCTTGGATTGAGAACCTTACTGAACTTAAGACACAGATTCAAAAACATAACTCAGCTCGATACGTTTTTTGCCATGCCGATGTCAAAGGATTCAATCTAAATAAAGTCACAAAGCTTGAGCACGGTCTTGAACAAGGTGATATACAGGACTTTGCTAGAATTTATTCTGGCCATATCCATATTCGACAGGAAAAAGGTAATGTTCTCTATGTTGGAACTCCATATGAAATGGATCGAGGAGATCGTGGAAACGTTAAGGGTTTCTATGTATTAGATGTTAGCGGAAAAGAAGTCAAAGAAAAATTTGTTCCAAACGAGATCTCACCAAGATACTTAAAGTTCGATATTCTTGATCTATTAAATCTTACTCCAGACGAGATACGCGAATCTTTCACCAATAACTTTATCGATGTTTTAATTGAGTCTGAGTTCTCAAAAAAGTTTCCTATCTCACAATTCACTGAATTAGTAAAAGATTACGGTCACCGTCATCTTGAATTAGGTTCATATTCCAAAGAACAGTTTAAGGAAAGAAGCGAGATAGAGCTTAATTCCAATTATGAATATAACATTTTTACGATACTTGACGAGAGAATAAAGATGATGAATCTTCCAACACAACAATCTAAAAAAATAGTAGACCAGTTTAAAGAGATCTATGATTCTTTAAGAAACACCAAACAATACGATTAATGAGACTAACTGAATTTTCATATAGAAACATATTATCATATGGTAATATGTTACAGACATTTAAGTTTGATGATAAACCTGGACTAATCCTAGTCGAGGGAGAGAATGGTGCTGGTAAATCTTCTATTAAGGAGGCTCTGACTGTTTCAATATACGGACGTTCTGCCATTCGAAAGATGAAGGATATTCCAAACTGGATCAATCGAAATGCTTATACTAACGTAAAGTTTGTGACCAACTCTGGTGAGATCGTTGAGCTTGATCGAGGAATTGATCCTAATTTCAGCGATATTAAGATCAATGGTACTCAATTTAATCTGCCAGATAAAAGAAAAGTTGACGAATTTATTGAGGAAGAACTTGCTAGAATACCGTTCTCAGTATTTTGTAATACCATAAGTCTCTCATTTGATGATTTCAAGTCTTTCGTAAACTTAAGCAAAGACGATAAGCGTAAGATCGTAGATCGAATATTTGGAATCGATATTCTTTCCGATATGAGAGCAAAGGTCAAGGAACAGCTTAGAGACAATAAGTCAGAGATCGATATTATCACAGCGACTCTAAAATCAAGTCAAACCAACTTGGACTCATACCAAGCTCAGCTCAATTCATTAAAGGAGAAAATCGCTAAGAAGAAGGAAGAGTTAACTGACAAATTAGTATTAAATATTGCCAATAAAAAGAAAGAAGTCGAGACTGCTTTAGCTGCAAAAAATGATTTAAAGACCAAGATCTCAGATCATGCAAAATTAACTAAAGCTGCTCAAGAAGAACTCACTAAAATCAAATCAGAAATTAGAGATCTTACTACTAAACTTTCTATTTATGCTAAAAATCGTTGCCCACACTGTCTAAATGACCTAAAATCGGACTCGTCAATTGAAATAAAGGAAAAGATTGAAGCTCGAATTCAAACACTTGAATCATCGATTGAAAATAAGAAAACAATTGCTGACTCTCTAAATGAGGAGGCAACTTCACTATTACTTGGACAGAGTGATATTGATTCAGATTATTTTAATAAAAAGGCCGAACTGAGTGCACTAGTGTCATCATTGGAGACAGCTCAAGAAAACGATGGCTCTGAAGAAATATCTTCTATCTCTGGAATAATAGATAGCCTGAGAGATCAGATAAAAGAAGAAAATTCTAATTTAGCCTCATTAACTGAGATCAGATCAACCAATCTTAGTCTAGATGATCTTCTTTCCGATAATGGAATAAAGAAGGACATGATCGATAAGATTATTCCTACTTTAAATGCTCGAATACTTGAGATTTCTGAGAGACTCGAGTTTAAGTTTTCATTTGAATTCGATAATGAATTTGATCCACATATTACTTATCTAGGAATGCAGATCTCTCCAGAAAGTCTCTCTAGCGGTCAAAGAAAAAAGATGAATTTAATTGTCTTATTAGCTTTTGTTGAGATAATAAAAATGAAGCACAATCACATGAATATCATGTTTTTAGATGAGATCTTTAGCTCACTAGATAAATCAAACGTGTATCGAGCTATCTCAATACTAAAAGAATATTCGACTAAATATAATATGACAATCTTTGTCGTTTCACACGAATCTCTACCCGAAGAGTTATTTGACTATCGAATCCTTGTAAATCAAAAGGATCACTTTTCCGAGATGGAAATAATTAAGATTTAATAAACTTTATTTAGCACGAATATATCTGAATAGATAGAGTCCCCAGTATTAGCCGTGCCCCATTGTGCCGTGATCACCAGAGTATTACTTATAGTAGTGTTAAAAGTAGTCGCGTTTTCTACGCTAAAATTAACTCCTTCAAAAGCATCATTAGAGTTCTTATTATAGCTGAAAGATCCTCCTGATGCAATTGATGCTACTCCTGCTCCTCCGATTTGCCTAATGGTGAAGTTTATGTCTAATTTCCAATGTTTATTAGTAGAAGCAAACAAAGTAAGTGCTCCCGTATCTGCTAACAATACGCTACCTGATTTGACTCTAATTCGTAATGTGTGATTGTTGACTGAAGATATATGTCCAGTCAATACTGCTCTAAAACTGTCGCCTACGTTGAAACCATTTGCAGGAACAGTAAGAGATCCGACTCCGCCATCTAGTAACGATGTTTCAACTATTGTGTTCGTTACTGGTGTGCTTGATGCAGTCTGTACATATAGTCCATAATTAGGTGAGATTCCGCTACCTTCTATCACTGTGATATTTCCAAGATGATCCATCTTACAAAGCTTTCCTCCATTACTTGTATCAAACCCTATTAAATATGCATCTACTGGAATTTTATCATAATCTAATAATGTAAAATCAATAGTCGGATACATGTGACTTACTGCCATAAACTATAAGTTCTTTATTATATTTATTTAAAAATCGAAACTTTTTAAAAGTATCATGTATAAAAGTAAAAACTAAGTTATGGTAATAATCCAATCAGAAACATTTGCAGCAGTATACGAAGAGCTCTTAAATGAATTGATGACTAGTCCAGAATATGTGACTCAGCCTCGAGACATGAAGATAAATGAAATGTGTGATGTTGCCCTTGTGATTGAAGATCCTCTTTCTTGTCTCTATACTAACCAATTTAGATCTTCACAGTTTAAATACATTGCTGCTGAATTTCTATGGTATTTTATGGGTCGAAACGATGTTGAATACATCTCAAAATTTGCAAAGTTTTGGGAATCCATAAAAAATGATGATGATACAGTAAACTCATCCTATGGATATCTTCTCTTTAATAACAAGAATGAACATGGAGTGACTCAATATCAATGGGCACTAGAATCATTAGCTCAAGATAAAGATTCAAGACAGGCTGTCCTACACTTTAATTTACCGACTCATCAGCGAGCCGGAAATAAAGATTTTGTGTGCACTATGTACGGAATCTTTCAGATTAGAAATAACAAGCTTAATTTTACAGTAAGTATGAGAAGCAATGACGTGATCTTAGGATTACCTACAGATATCGCATTCTTTTCAATCTTACAATCTCAAATGTTATCTCACCTTAAGTCCCATGCAGGTTATCCTGAATTAGAAATGGGTACGTATACTCACATCGCAAACTCTTCTCATATCTATGAGAGACATTTTGAAGTTGCAAATAAGATGATAACCTCAAAATTTCATCCAGTAAGCATTCCAGATGTTCAATTAAATCTAATTAAAATCGACGGTTCTCCTACCAGCCAGTTCACTACCTTATTTAAAGGCCAAGAAGAACCAGTACAACTAATAGATCCTCTATATGATTGGATCCTAAAAAATATTAACTTATGAAAACAGCAATTATCGCAATAATTACAGGCGTCTTAAAACTCTTATTACTTTCTCTAATCTGTGACCTTACTTATGAGTGGAACGATTTATCCAAAGTCTTTGGACCTGCAATATCTTACTCACAATGGGTGGCAATAGTCGTAATTATCAATGCAATTGTACCAAACGGTATAATTAACTCCAAATCAAAGAATGACGAATAAAGATCTTAAATATCACTTGACTTATCTAAAGATGGCTACTGAGTGGTCTAATCTTTCATGTTGTAAACGTAAGAAGGTCGGTGCATTGATCGTTAAGGATGGTACTATCATTTCAGATGGATTTAATGGAACTCCTAAAGGTTTTCCAAATGACTGTGAAGATGCGAATGGAGACACTCATTGGTATGTTCTTCATGCTGAAGCTAATGCTATGATGAAAGTTGTTCGATCTACTCAAAGCACAGATGGAGCTACTCTATATGTGACCTATTCTCCATGTAAAGAGTGCTCAAAACTCATTATTCAAGCGGGAATTAGGCTCGTCATTTATCGAGAAGAATATCGAGATACATCCGGAATCAAGATTCTAAAAGCATCTGGAGTTGATGTAGTAAAATTAGAAGTATAAGATGGAAAAAAGAAAAATATCAGTAGTCTTCGTTAAAGATTATAAGAGCTTTATTCTGACTTTTAATAAGAAGGACAAGAGTGATTATATCCTAAATGTCAGTAAGTTGATTAAGGACAAGTTCAGTACCAAATTTATTATTCCAAATAAAGTACAGTCCTTTCTCTTAAATTATGAAATTAAGAAGCTATTAGATAAGGCGATTACTGTTAAGAATGAAAAATATGATCAGATCATCTATCTAAATTCAAATTTATCTACTACTACAATTTTAAATACGATAGATTTTATATCTGATGAATATCCAGAGTTTGATTTTAAGTTTAGTCTAATCTCACCTACATCCGATCCTGAACCTCTAGATATTTCAGAAGAAATAGTTGAAAAAATAATCATCTAAAATAAAAAACCTCATAGATTTTATGAGGTTTTCTTTTTAATATTCTTCGTCTACTTGATCGTCAGGTGAAGCATTTAATTTTTTGACCCAATCTGGAACTTCTCCAAACGGAGTCATTTCATCAGGATTTGCGCCAAATTCCTCGTCATCAAAATTTCCTCCTTTTTCAAAGCTTCTTAATTTATCTTCAATCTGTCTTAAATTAGACATAGTTGCATTTGACTGAGTAGCATAAGCTTGAGATTCAAGTTCATCTTCATCTTGGTCAAAGTTAGGATACTCGTATCCTGGCTCCTCTAATTCTTCAGGAGTTCCAGCATAATCTTCAATCTCTTCATCTTCAGATTCATTAATAAATCTTTGAAAAGAAGCGTATGCTTTTCCTTCTTTAAGAGGATCCATTTGAACTACTGGAATACCTGTTCTTTGATCATCATAAGTAAAACGTTTCTTACCTTCTTGCTTATAGACAAGGTCACCAGTCATTGCTTTATACGTAGGATCGTATACTGGATGAGAAAATGCAGGGTCTCTCTCAACAGTTCTTCTAAAACCATTAAGTTTTGGATTCTTGTTATTTAATTTTCCTTTGGCATCTCTTAGCTCCATCGCAGAGTTAGGTCCACCGAATCCAGGTTTCTTAAGATCCATATAGTTATCGAAATTTAGGATATCTCGACGATGTGTATCAAACATTTCCATTTTTATCTCGATTTTTTTATACGTTAATCTGACCGATTCTAGTCTCAGTCCAGTGGTCTGCTCTATATTTCACAGTTACCTGATAAACATCATTCGATGTATAGTCAAGTTCAATTGCAGTTATTGCATCTTGAGGAATAATTGCAGGGAATGACCATTCTCTAAAGATCTCACCAGTCTTATTTGAAACGTGTACTGACATTGAACCTACATAATCTCTTTTTAGACCTTGACTACCAGTCAATGGATTGTAAACGATATCGTTCCAAGCTCTTAAGATATTATAGATATATGCGTTATTTTCTTCGTTTAAGTTGACAGTAAAAGTCAATTCTAAGTCAGCTGTCGTCTTATCAGGAGTAGCTCCAGCATAAGATCTAGTAGCGAACTTATATTTTTGTTCAACTAATTCACCTGCCGGATTGATTTCAGGTAGACCAGTAAGCTTAGTTACGTGTTCTACTAGAAGAGCAACTTCTGATCCAGTAATTACTGGAGGAGGAGTCAAGATTACTTCAAACTGATTTTGGTATATCGGTTCGTAGTATTCTCTAGAAGCTAATGAATTGGTCCAATATGGTAAACCTGCCATTGTGTGTCGATTATTTTAGTTATTTATTTGTCTTTGATTCAATATTTTGTTTGGGCAATACTGGTTTTGGAGTTTCCTCCATTTCTGCATCAGTCTCAATATCTTCTCCCTCTTCAGTATCTATTACATCAGAAGTTGGAGCCTCTTCAATATTAAACAAATTATCAAAATCAATGTTTGATCTAATCGAAATTTGTGAAGATCTATTAGAATAATTATCGATCTGTACCCTATCTCCCTTAAACTCTAATACCAATGAAGGTAATATTGTTCTAAAGATTAATTCATTTACGTTTTCAATTGGATCGTATACTAGGATCTCAGAGATTTTAGGATCCGTCGTATTATCAATCGTAAGTGACTGATCATTAAATAGTGTATTTTTGCCAGTCACTCTAACTTTAAATCCATTCCAGCTATTAATTGCTTGACCGTCCAGGGTATCCACCATTCCTGTAGAAAGTTTAAGTGTAACATTAGGCGTTCCCGTGTCTAGTCCACTCGTTGATACTTCACGCAATACCATTCGATTTACTGTAAACCTAACATCGTATCGAGTGTTTTTAAAATACTTATCATTGATCGCTTTGATTTGAGCAGACGTCAATTTAGTAGTAAAGAGAACCTCATTTACTCTAGATTCAGAAGTTGGAGGAGGTAATTGTTTTTGTGGTTCAGGAAGAGCTTTTTGTCCTGGACCAAGCATTTTTTGTCCAGGTCCTAATTGTTTTTGTCCCTGCTCTAATCTCTTCTGTGGTTCAGGTAAACCCAATGGAGCAGGTGGACCTGGTGGTAATTCAAGACTTGGCTCAGTTAAGTCTGATTCTACTGGTTTTGGTAATTCTTCTTCTGGTGCTTGTTCTCCAGGAAGGCCATCCATTTCCCTAGCATAGTCAGGATTAAGTAATCTTTTAATCGCTTCGCTCGCTAATTCAAACTTTCTTTTAAGTAGATTTACTTCACTTAATATAACATAAGTGAGGGTCGCATGACCCTCATCAAATCTCATGTCAGGAAAAACGTCAACTTGCTTTAACCAACCTTGGATATTTTTTTGATCAAGAGCGGTCTCGCCATCTATTATTGACCAAGATAGGTCATAATTTAAGATAGCTTGAAAGATGAAACCTCCGTCCTTTGAACTAATTTCATCAGAATACGCTTTTTCAAATACTTTATTCATTAGTCTTTTTTACGGTCTCTTGTACGTTTATAATTCTTCCAAAGCTCGTTATAAATATTACACGAAGCACCTAAAAAGTTGATGATTCCAACATACTTTTTCTTGTCCTCACCTTCCATATTAGCAACCTTGACGCCAATCTTTTTAGCATCATTTATTGTAAGTTCTTCGTCCTCATCCTTTCCGACTAGCTTCTTAAGATCGCCCTTCTTTTCAAGTAGAGCATATTGCTCAAAGCTCGTGATCGCTCTATTCATTGGTCTTAGATTTTTGTTAATTACTTCTTACCTACGATGTTCTTATTCTTCGCAGTAGTCATGTATTGTTTAGTATACTTGTCGATTTGAGGAGTTCCTTTTCCTTTAACTGGACCTTCAACTAAACCTTGGTTGATCTTCATAGAACCTGATTTATCGTTAGCTCCAACGTTAGCTTTTCCACGGTATCCCGCTTCAGCTTTTTTGAATGCTGCCATAAACTGGTTGTAGTTCATAACTGGATTTGCCATTACAATTGAATTTTTTATTATTTATCTTTTTAAATATCGAGAATTTGTTGTATTATAAGCTATATAAACAAATTAAAAGTTTTATCATGAAAACAATTGCAATAGCATTCTTTGCATTATTCTCTTTCTCTTGCTTGTCACAAGGCGGTGGATTATCTGAAATGGCATTTAAACGAATTGCTAAAGAGAATACCCAAACTAATTCAGATTCTGTTTATTTTGCAAATTATGAATTAGATTCAGCAAAACTAACTCATGCTATTCTTAATGAATTAAATAGAGTTCGTGAACTGAATAATGTAAAAAGTGTGGCAAGCATAACAGATACCGCTCCTTGTAAATATATTATGAATTGGTCTAAATATCTAGCGTCAATTGATAAGATAGGACATGGAGGAACCGATTTATACAGTGCTGAAGTTGCTACTGGAGGATCTATTAATAAATCACAATCGTTTGGCAACCAACCATATGAATTAATTGCAAAGCAGACCGTTCAATCGTTTATTGATTCTCCAGAACATAAAAGAATTATACTAAGTAAATCTTATACTGTCGTTGTAATAGGGTTCTCATATTATCCAGGAAAATATACTGGTCTAAATACAGTAGTCGTTATAGGTTTTCGTTAACCTTTCCAACACGCGGTAGGTGCGATTCCTCCTCCATATGATTTACCACCTCCACCAGATGCTCCAATTTTAAAGTTGAATTTAATTGGTTCTCTATGTTTCCAGCCGATTGTCGCTTTCCATTTTCCGCTTGCTGATACGTTTACTTCATCTGAAGGTTCAGTCGGTACCATTTCCGAGTCTATCACGAATGCTCCATAACTTCCTCTGAATTTACCATATATTTGATCGTATTCCGCTTTAATTGCAGAATCATCAGTGCGTTTAGCATAAAAATCCTTTGGTATAAGTGAACTATTCTTCTTCCTAGCTGCTTCATATAACGGACCATATTCATATACTGAAGCTCCAGCACTATTTTTAGTAGAATATTCGTACCATCCTGGTCCAGCATTTGGTGCAGACTCATCAGTCCCCTTAGTGATTGGGGTTCCGGCTGGTGCGTTATCAGTAAGAGCTTTATTTAATACCTCATTTATTTTAGAAATTCTATCTTTTACTAGAATCAAATTATTTTCAGATTTCCAAGTAGTATCTTTTTTGCCTTCACCTAAATATTTTGTTCCTACTTTACTTGTTATTCCTCCAGCAAAATATTCTATTTTTGTGATTTTTGCTCCGCTCTTTGTAACTTCAGCGATTGCAGTTTTTACTAAATTTGTAAACTGTTCAACTTGTTCAGGAGTAGGTGTTGATATATCATCACCAAAAAAGTTCTGCATCAACGCATCTTCAGGTTTAGCTTTATCCGGATAACTAAATTCAATACGTACTGCTTCTTTAGCTTCGCCTGCGGTCGTCGTAGTCGAACTTTCTCCAACATCTGGTCTAACCACTAAAGTAACAGCCTTCTTAATTGCCTGCTCTAGTGTCTGTTTATTCGCTGTTGCATGTGCTTGCGCTCTTTCTGTTATCTTCTTTAACATGCTCTCTTTATCTTGTGGAGTAATCGCAACAACTACTTTTTTATTTTTCTCTAACTCCTTCATGATGCCATCAAATCCTTTATTAAATGATGCAACTCCTAGTTTAAAATAATCAGACATTCGTGCAATTTGACCATCTACCTTATCTGCAGTAAGTCCAGCTATCATACCGAGTAGACTTCCAAGATGAGTATTTTCAAAAGTTGTAATATAAACGCCAGCCGCTTTTGATTTATTTAAGTAATCTACTAATTGCTTAGTAATTTCTGCGTTTAATGGAGTAGTTTTAGCTTGTAACAAAGCTAACCCTTTAATTAGACCGTCTGTCTTTTTAATAGTTGTTGGATCAATTTGTCCATTCCAATAATTAAGAGATTTTTTAGCTGAGCTTTCTTTATCTTTTGGTGGATTTGTCCACCATGCAATCATTGCTTGTTCAACAGTAGAAGAATCAGCAGTTGCCTGTTCAAACACTCTTTTCCATTTTGAATAATTCAATATGTATGACATTATTATGAAAATATTTTTTATTATTTATTTTTAAAAACCCTTACTTTTTTGTATTATAATAAATAACCAAATAATTTATTGGCATGAAAAAAGTAGCAATTCTCTTTTTAGCTTTGGTGATTTACTCGATTTCGTTCTCACAAATAATCACTGAGAATCTATTTACAACTGACAGTTCACAATCAGTTTATCTTTTTCAAATAATAAACGAGTATCGAAAGTCTAATGGTCTTTCTGCACTAGAATTAGATACTTCAATTTCTATTGCGTGTATCCATCATACTGAGTTTATATCAATATATGATTTGAGCGGACATGATGAAACCATTCCATTTGGTGTAAAAGATATAGGATTCTTACGTATACCTCATCCGCTAGATAGAATCAAATATTTTAACATAAAGATGAATGGTGGAATGGGAGAAAACTGTTTAAATATTACAGGTTGTCGTCAGAATTTTGAAAGTAGTCCTAACCCCGAAGAAGCATTAAAATGGTCGGCACTATGGAAAAAATCAATATCTGATGGAAAGTTAAACTCTAAAGCTGCTGCATACTGTATTTTCTATGCATGGAAATATTCTCCCGGTCACAATCGATTAATGTTGGACCCAGACATGAAGAAAGGATCAGTATATATGAAAGGATATGATAAAAAGGATGGATCTTCCATTAATTTATGTGCAACCCTATTAGTAACAAAATAAAAAAGGAACTCTACTGAGTTCCTTTTGTTTAAGTATTTTTGAATTATCCTCCGTACGCTGCACAAAGCTCTTTCACGCTAGGCCCGCCTCCGCCTGTTCCCATTACTGGAAATACTTTATTCCAATCTATCTTACCTCTATACTTTGAAGCATGCGTTGTTCCAAATTTAGTTTTAGCTGACCAGCTTATACTGATTCCCCAGTTTCCTTTTACTGAATAATCTTCTACTTTTTGTTCAGTCGGCTCAATTGTAGTATTTGTTTTCTTTACTTGAGCTTTAAATGCTATTCCAGAGAATTTAGGCTCAGCGAATAATTTTTTATATTCTGCTTCCTGTTGAGGGGTTCCTCCGTATTTTTGCCTCATTCCTTTCATTTTTTCGTATACTACTGTTCCTTTCATCGTGTTATTTGGCCAGAGAACAGAAGATCCTTTTTTAATTTTAGCAGAGTCTATTCCTTTTTGACCTGCAAGTGATAGAAAGGCAGATTCTATTGCAGCTGCTCGATCCTCAGCCAACGGCACGTTTGCTTGACTTGAAACAGTTGTACCCTTTTTATTCGGTCTAATGTAAGCAGATGGCTCGTCACTAGTAGAAGCAATTGTCCTATACTCTAGGCTAACCAATTCACCAACTTCCCCAATGGCTTTCATCATTTCGTCAATCGCTTGTGACAATTGAGCATTGATATTATCTTTAATTATTGCACTATCATTATCAAACATGGTCTTAGCTATTGCATCCGCTTGCGTCGCATCTTTACTGAAAGGAAATGAATAATTGATCTCTTCAGTAGTTGTAGTTACTTTATCTTCTCCTTTAACCGTTGTTGTGCTTCTACTCTCAATGGCTTTTGCCGGTTTAATCTTAATAATTGATGCGTCAATCACCAACTTACCATATTTTTTTGCTTTTTCTTGAATTGAATTCAATAAAGCTATTTTATCTTCGGTCGTTATTGGAATCGACTTAGCGACAATGTATTTTGGGCTAGTCAACTTATTTTTTAGATCGCTAAACGCAGCATCAGTACACAATATGCTTAACCAATATCCCCATTTTCTTCGATTTCCGCTAGAATCAATTTTATTTTTTGTATCGATACCTTTAAAATCCCAACCTGAAACTTCAGGGTCTCCGAATGGAACCGCCCCGATGCTTCTTTCGCTATATACACTATCGGTACTTGACCATTCAACTAGTCCAATCGAATATGTCGCGGTCGATTTAGGATCAGATGGGTTTACTGGCGCTCCTGGTTTCTTTCCTTCCTTTAGCATAGCTGAAAAGATTCCCTTAATTTCAGTTGCTCTTTTTGATATTATTGCAGCCGCTTCGTCGAGTGATCCTTTGATCCAAGGTTTAGAAAATGGAATTTTTGAACCATTTGATGCTAAATAATTAGATGGACTCGATAATTCGCTAGGTCTAAACTCAGTAGTTTTATTATCTTGTTTTCGTAACCATTCCAGATTAGATTTAACTGTTTCTAAATTAGTCCAAGGCTCAAGTTTTAGGATAAGCTCGTCGACTCTTGTACTAGATTCAACCTTTTTAGTCAAATCACCCTGCCAATATGTCATAGACTGGTACATGTCATCTGGTGTAGTAATAACTTCATTTGCTTCTTTACTTCGGCCAGCTGGTTTACCTGCTGTCT